GCTGGCGATAATGGCACGGCCCGACTCGCCCGTGACCTGTCCACGACTGACCGCGTTCCAGCCCGACGCATCCTCGAACGCCGTCTTTTCCAGCGCCAAGGCTTCCTTCACATCGTTGCCGACGCTAAAGCCCTGTACCGGCTGGATGGTATCGCTCATCGGTCCTGCGCCACGCACTTCGATCATGCTCGTGACGCCGCCCATAAACGTCTCCGTGGAGATCGCGTTGGGGCGCGTCAGGAACCGGCCACCGGCGTTCACGCGGATATTCTCGACCCACTTGGACAGCAGCGCATTGACGCGCATCTGGTGGTCGAGCCACTGCTCCATGATCGGGCGCGGGTAGTACGACGGGTCGCTGGAGCCGTCACGCACCGCCACGACGGGGATCACGCCCCACAGCAACGGGGACGGCCCGAAGACCACGTTGTTGCCGACCACGACCATCTGCAAGCCTTCGGGGAGGGCATCGGGATGGGGTGCAACGTACACCGTGAGGCGCTCGGTCACATCTTCGTTGCGTAGGCGCTGGCCTTCGCCTATGGTCGTTTGCGTTAGCACCCACGACCCGATACCCTCCGCGCCCGAATACGTCGGTGCGTTGCCAGGGGACTGCATCGTGTCCGATGCGTCCAAGCCCGTCACCCCGTAGCGGAAGCTGGCTTCCGAGCGCGAGATTACTTCCCGAATGATGACCCAGTACGGCGCTTGCGTGGCCGTCGCGTTGGGCGACACGCGCACCTGCTCCACACGGAGCGTCTGACACCCGATGTCGCCCAGCGGCTTGCGCTGTCCAGGCCGCTCGCCCAACCGCTCATCCCACGGGCCACGGTCGGGGTCCCAGAACATGTGCCAAAAGCTCAAACCGTCCGTCTGCGCCCAGAACGCGGCTTCGCGTCCGATGCGCTGCATCTGCTGCTGCTCGTACTGGTACTCCAGCGCGAGCTGCTGCGCGGTGGCCTTGCGCTTGTCGTCAGGGTCTTGCGTTGAAGGCGTGACGGCAAAGCCCGGCTTCTGATCCATCATGATCTGGAGGCGCTGGTCGAGCGCCTTGTCGATCATGTTGTACACGACACGCGCTGCATCACGCGGACGGGCCGGTTCACGCCACGGTCCCAAGCCCGACGCCGAGATCCACTGCTGGCCGGCACGGAACAAGCGGTTGCGCTCCACGAGGTGCAGGTGCATCTGCACCGACTCGCGGCGGCTGGTCCACAAGTTGTGGCACCACGAGGCCCACGCTTGCATGGAGTCCGCCAACTCAGGGATCGCGGCGGGAAAGTCTGCGCCGTACATCGCCTTCTGCAACGCGGCGAGATCTTCGTCTGGCGTTGCGCCCGTGTCCTCTGGCGGGTTGGGGGCCACTTCCGCATTGGGATCACGCGGTACATCCACACTCAGCAGATCAGCCATCATCTGCTCAAGGTTCATCCCTTCTTCCAACTCAGGCGTCAGCGGCAGCGTCATGGTGTAGTCCTTTTGTTTAGCCGATATGCTCTATTCCTTTTGTTTCTACAAGGAACGCACTCTCGCCCAACTTTTACTTTTGTATACTCACTGCCGCACTTTGGGCACACAAGTTTTCTAGAGCATATAGCAGAAACCGACATGCTATTAATGTCAAGCATGTTTTCGCGCTGTGTAATAGGGCGCAAATGATCTGGGTTTACGCAATCCCTGTTTTTGCACAAATGGTCAAGAACTAACTTATCAGGGATAGCATCAACAAATTGTTCATACGAAACTCTATGAACAAGATATGTCTTCCCCATATACCCCAAATGGGCATAACCATTGGTTTGTTTTGCGCCAAGCCAAATCCAACACCCAGATTCTGGCACTGGGATAGACTTGTGCAACACTCGTTCTTTTAACGTGCGATGCAATGTCATCCGTCTATCCTCCCAATACCCACAGCAGATCTCACGCGGTTCCAGTCCCGCAATTCCTCGAATCGCTCACGCACGGCACGGAGCACTTCTTCCTGCGCCCATGCCTCGCGTTCTTGCATCGCGTAGGCTACAAGGTCTTCTGGTACGTCGATCTCCGCATACGCGGTTGCTCCGCTTACACTGCGAGGCGGCGCAAACGCGAGTGCGACCTGACACACACGAAACACTGCCGCGAGGACAACGACGGCCCAAATCGCGTGAGCAAGCAAGGGCACGTTAGACGCCGTTGTACTTGAGCGTGATAACCGGCGATCCCGACGTGTAGGCGCTGCATCGCGCCCGCACCCCCGAGTACGCTTGCGTGCTGGCGTTCCAAATCCCCGCTGCCGTGGCGGTCGTCACTGCCGTGGTCGTCGCTGGTGCCGCGCCCACCGGCTGCATATGCAACGCCACCCAGTTGGTGTTGTCGCAAGTGGCCTCAAACGTGATCGTCGCGCTCAACGCGCCCGCGATCTGGACTGACACATTCCCGCTCGACGGAAAGCCGACCAACGTGGCGGCATCGTTCTGGGCGGCGACGGTTACGCTGTTTTTCATCTGGGTGCCAACAGACATCGGATGCTCCGTGTGCTAAATGGTCAATCGCCTAGTTGCAATCCCACGCTCGCAACGACTTGTTGATCCGTGAGTTCGGATCGTTGGCCGTCTTGGCGCTGGTCAGCTTTTGCTTCATGCCCTTCATGCGTCGGCAAAACGCCACACGCCGCTTGGCCGATGTTTCAGACCGAGCGGCTTCGGCTTTCTTCACCGGACGCTTGATGTCCCGCCCCTCAGCGCGAAGCGAAGCGCGGCCCTTTTCGTTCAGGCCACCCTCCGGATTCTTTCCTTCGGCTCGCTGCCACGCGGGAGACTTTGGCATCAGTCGTCGTACTCGTCTTCGTCGTCCGACTCGTCTTCTGACTCGTCTTCCGAGTCTTCCGACTCCATTCCCGAGTCGTCCTCTTCGTCCTTGAGCAGCGCGAGTTCGGCCTTGAGATAGCCGATCTTTTCTTCGAGGGCAGCGATCTTGTCGGCCTTCGACATACCCTCACCCTTCGAGGCGTCCAGTTCCTCGCGCATGGACTTCTCCTCGCCCATCTTCTCGCCCATTGGACCCTTCGGCTTTCCAATGGCGATCATCACAGCCACGCCAGGGCCCTTGCCCTTGCGCTGCATGACGGGCTTCCGCTTGAGCTTCTCTTTAAGCTGGCTCTGCATGTCCTGCTGCTTTGAGGCGACCGCCTCCATCCCACTCTTTGGCATATGGCTTCCTCACCACCCGTCCGACGGGAGTTGTGACGTAAAGTTTCCTATTGCCGCCAAAGAGCGCGGCGGGCC